ATGTAGAAAAAACAATAGGAGGAATAGGAAAAATATTACAAATTACTAGTAAAATAGGAATTGGTAAAAACTTATATGGTAAAATAGTAGAAGAAGCTAGAGAGGGCGTTACTATTACTAAAAAATGGGTAATGGTTGCTGGATCATTAGGTATAGCATTTGCAGGAGTTGCTAAATTAGCTTCAAAAATAGGAGAAAAATTAGCTTCAGGATTATCATCAGTAACTGGTACTGGAGGACCTATATCAAATTTAGTATCTCCAGTTTCAAATTTATTAAAAGGAATTCCTCTTATAGGAGGTTTATTAGGCAGTGTAGTTGATATGTTTGCAAATTTAGCAGACTATGCAACAGAAGCCTCATCTGCAGCTCAATTATTTGGTAGAAACTTAGGTTTATCATTATCTGAAGCTGTAAAAATAAATAATGAATTTAGTGATATAGCTCATAAATCAGGAGATATATTATTTAATTCTAGAAAATTTAGAGAAATACAAACAGAGATAAGTGATTCTACTGGATTAAACAATATATTAACTGCAGATCAATTAAAAACCCAAGTTCAATTAAAAGAATTAGCAAATATTGATTTAGATACTAGAAAAGAATTACTTGAAGTATCTAGAATATCTGGAGTTGAGCAATCAAAAATTGTAAAAAGTATAATGGGACAAAATAGTGTTATTAATAAAACACTAGGAGTATCATTTCAATGGCAAAAAGTATTAAAAGAAGCTTCATCTTTAGGTGGAGTATTAGGATTATCTTTTGCAAAATACCCAGAAAAATTAACTAAATCATTAGTAACAGTTAAATCTATGGGTCTAGAACTAAAACAACTAGATTCTATAGCAGATTCATTTTTAGATTTTGAATCATCAATATCAAAAGAATTTGAAGCTCAGTTATTAACAGGAAAAGATATAAATTTAACAAAAGCTAGAGAAGCATTTTTAAATAATGATTTAGTTACCGCTGCTACAGAAATAACTAAACAAGTTGGAACGTCTTCAGAGTTCTTAAATATGAATCGTATTCAGCAAGATGCTATAGCAGGATCTATAGGCATGACTAGAGATTCTATGGCTGAAATGTTAAAGCAGCAAGAAAATATGGCAAAACTTGGAACTACAGACTTAAAGACTTATCAACAAAGAACTGCAGAATTATCAAGAACTATAGAAGGAAGAAAAGAGTTAATTAAAACATTAGGAGAAGAACAAGCACAAAACGTATTTAATCAAACAGCTACTGAAAAAATAGCTAGTTTTATTGACAGAATAAAAACATCATTTGCAGATTTATTAAATAATCCAGGATTTAAGAATTTCATAGATAAAATTATGGATTGGATATCAGATCCAAAATCAATTGAATATATGATAAATAAATTAACTGATTTTTCATCGTTAATTATAAAAAGTATAGCTGTTTTATTAGATGGTATAGATTCTATACCTGGTATATCAGTAGATCCTGATGTAAGAAAAAAATTACACGACTATGCAACTTCAGTAGGATCATTATCAATAGGATCATTAGCAGCTACAAGTGAAGCAAGACCTAATAATACAAATACTATGCAATCTCCAAATTCTAGTATGCCAGTAAAAAATAATGAATCAAAAAGTAGTATGTCTAGAACAATTACCGTTATTACAGGTAATCATGTAGATAATTCTGTACAATTTACTCCATGGGCTGAAAACCTTAAACAATAATAAATTTAAAAAATGGCGCTAATAAATTTAAAAACAAATTTAAAGAGTTTAAAATATGGAGCAGATAGACCTGGATATGGTAACTCAGGCCAACCATACATACAAACAAATTTACCAGGTGTATTAGATGGATCTGGTAATACAGACCCTCTTTTTAGAATACAATCTACAGGCAATTTAGATTATCCTATTAGAGGAGGCGGGGTAACTTTTAGTTTAGGTACTCAAACATATACATTATCTAGTCAAGTTGATAAAACTAGAATTAAAAAATTTTTTGAGGATTCTCCAAGAGGTAATGCATTTATACAAAAACAAATAGGGCTTCAGTTATCAAATCCAAAAATACAAACTGGAAATACTCTTTCTGGATTTAATCAATCAAGTCCACTTCCTGGAATATTAGAAAATACTAGAGTATATAATTCTGGTTTAAATACATCAACTCAAGTTGGTGTACAAGGATCTGGAGCTCATGCTATGAGACATGGATTAGTGCCATTTAATATTTTACAAAAACACTATTATGATATTGTAAATAATGAAAATATAGTAGAAGGAGGGCATAAAACTAATAGATTAGTAATCTTAAATAATCTTAAGATGACTAATACGTCGGATCCTATAATTAGTACTAGTAATATAACCTCAGAAGGAATTAATATTATTAATACGCTAGGAATTTCATTTAATAAAAATATATTATTTCAATATTTAGGAGGACCTGGCTCAGTTTATGGAGTTGGTAGTACTACTATAAAAAGAGCTACAGATACAACTAAGTTAGTAGCTTCTGGAAATCAAATGGTATACGATCAACTAAGAGCTGAGAGTAATAGTCAAGAATCTGTAAGTAATAGAGCTCCTAGTAAATTTAAAACCATAAGAGATCAGAATGGAAATTGGAATCCTAAAGATTCATTAGAGTATAGATTTTATACTAAAGAAGATCAATATAAAGTAGATAAATTAAATAGATCTTTACCAAAAACATTTGATAATAGCCAAGCTCCTTGGGAAGATCAAACAGTAAATAATGATGATATAATTAAATTTGTATTTGAAGCATTGAGTAATGATGACACTAGTAAATCTACAGCAATATTTTTTAGAGCATTTCTAACTAGCGGAATTACAGATAATCATTCAGCTGAATTAAATTCTTTTAAATATACTGGTAGAGGAGAAACTTTTTATACATATCAAGGATTTAATAGATCTATATCATTTTCATTTAAAGTAGCAGCAATGTCAGAATTAGAATTAATTCCAATGTATACTAGAGTAAATGAATTAATGGGTCAGGTATATCCTGATTATAGTACAGGAGGTATAATGAGAGCTCCTGTTGTTAGAGTAACAATTGGAGACTATTTAAATAGGGTACCAGGTTTTATTGAAAATATAACAGCTACAGTTGATAATGGAACTTCATGGGAAGTTAGAAATAATGCACCTTATAAAGGACTTAATGATAATTTAGCACAACTTCCTCATGCTATAGATATAGCAGTAACATTTAAACCTATATTAGATATACTACCTCAAAGAAGAAAAATAGACAATTCTGCTCCATATGTGCCTTTAATATTAAATAATCCAATAAAAAATACAAGTAGCAATACTAATATATCACAAGCTATAGTAGAAGAAATTCCTGGAGTAACTCCGGAAAATAATAATGTAGATTTTAGTAAATTTCCAAAAATAGAAACACCAATAGATAAAATTAATAAGATTAACCCATCTAATAAAACAAAAAAGAAAACTTCTAGTAAAGTAATACCAAAAAATAAAAATATTACAGTAAAAACTACTACGGGTGTAGGACCTACAGAAATTTTACAAAATACATATGATAATATATTTTTAGCTAGACAGTTTGATTCAAGAAAAATATTATATTTAGGAAACGACTATAATACAAAAGATATGTTTTATGCAAAGGATTATAATAACCCAAATAGACAGTAATGAATAGATATCAAAATATAGCAATAACTAAATATCAAGATATTGGTAGTCAATATTATTTAAATAATATATATCCTGAAATACCACTATCAAATGATGATGATTATGTTATTACAGTATTAGGAGATAGACTTGATTTATTAGCCTATGATTTTTATAATGATGAAACTCTTTGGTGGATTATTGCATCTGCAAATTCATTACCCGGAGATTCATTATATTTAGAGCCAGGAATACAAATAAGAATACCTGTAAATGTAATAGATATAATAAATGACTACAAACTTATAAATACAATTAGATAGTTATGGAACAAGGATTAAGTGATAAATTATCAAATATAATTGGCACAAAATTACCAAATTGGTTAATTAATCAATTAGGGACTAGATCAAATAAAACAAATCAAAATAATAGAGATAATGATAATATTTTATTTTTAGCTAATAAAACAGCTTGGGTACGATTGGTATCATCTATTAATATTACTGATCAAAAAGATAGAGCTTATTTTAAAATAAACAGTGCAGATGATTTAGCTAAAGATTACGTTTTATTTGGCGGAGTTTCAAAATATTTAAATAATAACTCGTATAAATCAAAAGCTGGTTTAGGAAAAGATGGTTCTTATGGAACATTAGGGCAAGAAGAAATAAGTAAGTATGGATATAAACCAATGCCAGGAATTACATCTGTTACTATAGAAACACAAGGTAGATTAGGATCTGTATTAGCAGCTACTATTAAATTTCAATGTTGGGATAAAATGCAACTAGATATAATGGATGCTTTATATTTTAAACTTGGGTTTACTATGTTTTTAGAATGGGGCCAAACTTTTTATTATCTTAGTCCTGAAAATAAAAATGGTAAAAATCCAAATAAAATATTAGCTAGTGAATTAAATAGTATTGATCCATTCCAACCGGATTTAAAAAAAGAAGATGTTTATTTTAAAATAGCAGAAAATCGTAGAAATTCTGAAGGAAATTATGATGGAATGCTAGGTTTAGTAACAAATTTTGGATTTTTATATAATCAAGATGGTGGCTATGATTGTACATTAAGATTAATAAGTTTAGGTATTTTAGGAGATTCTATAAAAATAAATAATCCTGGACCACTTCCTGGAATTGTAAAAGAAGAAATAACTGTGTATACTAATAGTATAAATACTATTTCAAAATTAGAAGAAGAAAGAGCTGCAGCACAAGCTGCAAAAGATATAGCTGCTAAAAATGCAGAAATAACTTCTAATTTATCTAATATACAGCAATCATCTATTGATGAAATTATAGCTAAATATTATCAAAAACCAACCGGGCCTCAATCAGTGACACTAACATTAGTTACATCAGCTGCCGCCGCAAAAGAAAATAGTGGTATTAATACTAATATTAATATTATAGAAGAGTATTATCCATCAAATAGAAATGCTGATTTTAAATATGCAAATTTATTTTTAGAAATTCCTAATTATGGTCTAATATATATTATAAGAAAATTAAATGGATTTATTCCAGTAAGCCCTCTTTCAATATCTAATACTCAAATTATTTTTGATTATAATGAATTTTCATATATAGTAAATAATATATTGAATAATTCTATATATGATGAAAAACTTTGGGAAAGTAAAATATTTTCTTCATATGATAGACAAATAGATCTTCCATACTCTAGTCAGTATAATAATGAAAATTATAAAATACAAATAGTAAGAGATGATTTTGGAACAGCAGATCCGATAGTAAGTGGACTAGCAGATCAAAGAGTTGCTCCAACAGATCGTGAATTTGCAGAAGCATTTTTAGACGCTATTAAAAATGAAAATAATAAGTTTACAATAAAAGAATATACTAAATTTGGAGAGTTTGTATTTGAATTTAAAGTACCATTTATTCAAGGTAGGAATGTAACTAAACCTGGCAGTATTCTTCAAAATTTACCAGAAGTAACTGTACCAGAAAATATAGTATTTTATATCCCAACCAGATTAACAATAAATGATACTAGACTTATAAAAAGTATTGAAAAACCTTTAGAAATAGGCCAACCTGCTAATATAGCAAGTGTTCAAAAATTAACTTCTCAAAATGAAACTCAGACGCCAACACCTGAACAACAAAAAAGAGACCAGGAAGAACAAAGCACTCAAATACAGAATGCTTTAAACATACAATCATCTTTAGAATTAATACTAAGAGCTATTCAATTGCACTCATTAAATAAAGCAATTAATAGAACTGGCAATCCTGATATATCTATTGGAAATAATGTTAATATAATAAAATTTTGGGATAAAAATGATAAAACTCCAAATAAAAAACCTTTTTTAGAACAAATTTTTTCTGATGGAGTTTATTCATCTTTTATTAGAGAGTTAGTTAATGATACAATAGACGATTCAAGTTATGATCTACAAGCTGGTCAAATTAAAGATGGTACTCAACAAAAAAACTTAATAACACCATTACAAAAGTTTAAAATTCATTCTAAATATGGATTTGCAACTGCTTTATTAGCTAATAATACTAGTATTAAAAATATATCATTAAAAAAAGTTAATTATAAAGAATTATTAACTTCGTATGTTATACCATATAATATAAATCAAGAAATAGTAAAGGGCGTTCAAGTAACACATCCAGTATATATTCCTTTTGGTTTATTATTAATGATATTAAATCATTCATGTACTATATATGATACAGCAGATAATAGTAATTTCCAAACGCCATTAGTGTATATTGATTATAATCCAGAATTAAATTTTTGTTTAAGTAATAGTAAACATTTAAGTACTAATCCTTGGAAAACACTTATACCATTTGAAGGAACAGATTTAGACTACCAATCTTTATTTAATCCAAACCTATTAGATAAATCCAAACATGCAATACTAGCAGTATCTGGTAGTACCGATTCAACTCCATTATTTAGTCCAGAAACAAAAGATGCCATATCTGGAGCTATACCAAAAATAAAATTTTCTACAGGAAATAGTAATGTTTATAGAGCTAGAATAATGAATATATTAATTAATATAGATTATGCTGTTCAATTAGTTAATGATTTTAGTACTAAAGATACTAGTAATAGTGTTTTTTTAAAACCTTATATAGAGCAAATATTATCAGATTTAAATAAGTATTTAGGTAATTTTAATTCATTTAGATTATCCTATAACGATCAAGGAAATACATTTCAGATAATAGATGATCAATTCGTACCTAGTATTGTTGAAGAATATCAAATAAATTCAAAAAATATACCAACTAAAGGTAATACTAATACTACAGAAATACCTTTATTAGGAAAAGCATCTATTGCAAAATCAATGGAAATTCATACCGATGTATCTAGTAAATTATCTAATTTAATAGCTATATCTGCCAATTCAAATGTTGCAAACAAAGCTACTTTGTCAAAAAATGGAGATCCATATGGATTTATTAATACACACTATGTTGATAGATATATACAAAATAGACAAGAAATAAGTGGATCTATTAATTCAAATACTCAAAATAATTCTGAAAAATCTGCAGCAATTCAATTTAATCAAGCTATTACAGATTTTTATAGTAACATAAATCCATCACAAGATTCAGTTTCTCAAGCAACTAGTTATTATATAGAAAAAATGAGTAAAATAAAAAATACTGAACTTCCAACAAGAGCATCTACATTAATACCAGTATCTATTAATTTTGCAACTGATGGTATTTCTGGTTTATCAATGGGCCATGGTTTTACAGTGTCTCAAGAATTATTGCCATATACGTATGCTATGAAAAAAGCATCTAAAGAAACTGAAGATTATATAAATAATGTAGGTTTTGTAGTAGTAGGATTAACTCATACTATTGAAAATAATATATGGACTAGTACAGTAAAAGGAAATATGATATTTTTAAAAGATGCTACATCATTTACTCCTAATGTAACTAATGTTAGTGGTAGAGTTGGACAATTTGGAATTAATCTTAATAATCAAACTGCAAATATATTTTCTGGAAGCGTAGATTTATCAACTATTAAATTTACTAGTTCTGGAAAATCTGGAATATCAAATGTAGGTCCTAAAGGATTAGAAATAGGTAATACTATAGCAGCAATGTTAGGATATACACCTGAATATAATAGTATATATAGAGTATCTGCAGATCAAGAGGCTTTAATAAAACAAGGATATGGCGTAAAAGATAGTTTTCATTTAACTGGAAATGCAGTAGATGTAAAACCTGCAGATTGGAATAAATTAAGTCTTGAAAATCAAGCTTATTTAAAAAATAAATATGATGTTATATACCATAATAATCATTATCATATTGAACCTAAATAATATTATATGTTAAGATATTATCCATCATTTATGACTATAAATAATTTATCAACTAGAGGTGATGAATATACTTTAAATGGTATACCATATTCTGGTAAATATTATGAAACTTATAATGGAGATGTTTTTACAGGTCCTAATCCACAAATAGGGCCAAGTGAAAGATTAGAAAAAATTACTAGTTTTATAGGAGCCCCAGGCTTAAATAATCTTAATATACCTAATAAAATAAAAAATAAATTAGCTATATCCGGAAATATAGTATCTAATAGAATACCAGGAAAACCTAATTCGTATCAATTACAGCCGAAAGAAGACGATTATAAAAAAGGGTATATTACTAGATACTTTACTAAAAAAGAAAATGAAAATGGTTTTGTGATAGAAATTTCTAATGATGAATATAATTCTATAATAAGTGGAACTGCAGATTATGATATAAAAATCTATCAAGTAATTAATATACTATGGAAGTTAACAGGCCCTTTAAAAACTATTAGAACATCACAATATAATACAATAGCTGGTATAATAGATACAAATCAAAGATTAGTAGAAAATGCAAATAAAACATTTTTAGGAATAACAGACTTTATTGGTGGAGACTATACAAAATTCTCTAGGCCAACTTCATAGATTAATTTTATTAGGTTAATTAAATGTTGTATTATTGTAATCTAATAAAAGGTTATGTATTTCGTTATTGAAAATAAAGAACAACTTGATAGACTAGAATTATCAAAAGAAGCTTTTATACAGATAATTACATCAAATGATAATTATCACCCAAAGCTTTCAAGAGCTAGTTTAATATACTATAATAACTACAAAAAAGGATATATATTTGTAGTAAACCACTCTGAAGGTTTTTCACTAGATATTAAATTAATTGAATCATTCTTACAAAAACATGATAAGATATATTTAATTGATAAAAAATTACACTCATATTTTTTAGATCTTCCAAAATCAATTGATGTTGAATTTATTCGATTAGATAAAAATAATGAAATAACTTCATATGAGTGTTCTACTCAAGTACACACTAATTTTTATATAAAATATCCATCATTAGTTACTATAAATGAAATAATACCCATATCTAAACATTATGAAAAATGTGAATGTCTATATCAATTAGTAAAAGATTACTTTGATTTAGAAATAGATATATCTTTACAAGAAAAATTTGTAGATGCATATAAACATGTAGAAGATGCAGGTATTAAAGTTGATCTTGAATTATTTAAACAAAAATATCAAATTCAACACCCTGAATATTCCTTAAAAGGAGATATAATATATTCATATTATAATTTATATAATCTAACCGCTAGACCTACAAACTCTTTTAACGGGATAAATTTTTTAGCAATTCCAAAAGAACATGATTATAGAAAGTGTATAATTCCTAAAAACGACTTTTTAGTAGAGTTTGATTTTGATGCATACCATTTAAGATTAATAGCGACATTAATTAATTTTGAACTACCAAAAGAATCAATGCATACATATCTAGGACGCGCGTATTTAAACAAAAACGAGCTATCAGAAGATGAGTATAAAGAATCAAAGGCTATAACATTTAAACAGCTTTATGGTGGCATAGACGCGGCATACAAGCATATTCCTTTCTTTCAGTCATTAGATATTTATATTAATTCTAAATGGAAAGATTATAATATTCAAAAAGCAATAATACTTCCTACAGGTAGAATATTAAAAAAATTACCTGGTATGAATAAATTAAAATTATTTAATTATATTATACAAAATTTAGAAACAAATGAAAACATATATAAAATTATTAAAATAAATGATTTATTAAAAGATAAAAAATCTAAATTAATTTTAATAACATATGATTCGTTTTTATTAGATTTTTCAAAAGAAGATGGAAATCAACTACTAAAAGATCTAAAACATATATTAGAAGACAAAAATATGATTGTAAAACATAAATATGGAATAAATTACGCTTTATAACATATTATCAATATTTATTAATAGTAAAATAAAAGTTATGGATGAATTAAAATTATTAGAAATTACACCGGAATCACTTATGAATAAACTTTTTTGCACTTTTTCACCTAAAGATGCATTAGATGATACTCTTAGAGAAATTAATAGAGAGTATACTATATTATATAAAAAAATATTTGTATTAACTACACCAGACTCAGAAGAGTACTTGTGTACATACAATATTGAATTAGATGGCAGTACAACAAAAATATTGCCAAATACTATTTTATTACACAGAAAAAAAGAATCTAATACACTATATACTATTAATGCACTTAATACTTTAATAAAAGATCTAAATAATGGAGTATTAGATACTTCATATGTAATTAATTGGGCTGATTATAAAAATTCAGTATTATTAACTCAAGGAGATGAGTTAAAACGATTAAATACTAATATTTATAAAATTATAGCAGTATAAAATAACTTACCTAAAATAGATTGAACCGGTTTAATACCGGTTTTTTTATCTAAACTATAAAGATAAATAGCAATAATAAAAAAGTTTTTCTTATATTTACATAAAATAACAGTTTCGTATGGACTTATCAGTTTTAAAAGGCAGATTGTCGGCTCTACAAAATCCACGTGGAGGACAAAAAAGAGACCTATCACAAACATTGTGGAGGCCAACCGTGGGTAAACATTCGGTACGTATTGTACCATCTATGTTTAATAAACAGAATCCTTTTAAAGAGGTTCTGATGCATTATGGGATTAATAACAAATCCATGATTAGCTTAACAAACTTTGGTGAAAAAGATCCAATTGTCGAAATGGCTCAAGGCTTAAGAAAGTCTAGCGATAAAGATAATTGGCAGTTAGCTAAAAAACTAGAACCAAAAATGCGTATTTTTGCACCTGTAATTGTTCGTGGAGAAGAAGACAAAGGCGTAAGATTATGGGAATTTGGTAAGCAAGTTTACATGGAGTTATTAGCAATTGCAGAAGATGAGGATGTAGGTGATTACACTGATCCTATTACTGGTCGTGATATTACAGTTGATACAGCAGGAAAAGAAACTACTGGATTAACTTATAATACTAGTACAGTTAGGGTTAGAACAAAATCAACTCCATTATCTGATGATGCAGAGAAAGTAAAACTTTGGTTAAGTAATCAACCAGATCCTTTAACTCAGTTTAAAAAATATGAGTATGAAGAGATGAAGAGTGCTCTTTTAGCACACTTAAATCCAGAAGAAGAACTTAAGCAGACTGCAGATTCTGTAGATTCTAAAGAAGATGTAGGAGATCTTCCATGGCAAAAACCAGCTCCAACTGGACATTTTACCTTAAATACTGGTAAAGAAAGTATGGATTCTGCAATTGATGATTTATTTAAACTAGATTAAAAAACAAACCCTGATTTCGGTCAGGGTTTTTTAACACAAAAGTTACGCAAATGGCAAAAGCAAAAGAATCACTTAATAGCACAATATCTAGTGCGATTAAAGGAACTATTGATTTAGAAAAATTCAAAAAAGGTAAAAATCTATCTGCAGGAGTTGTATTTAAAGAACAACGTTGGATTCCTTTATCCAAAGCATTTCAAGATACTTTACAAATACCTGGAATGGCAATAGGACATATCAATCTATTAAGAGGTCATTCAGATACAGGTAAAACAACAGCATTATTAGAAGCAGCAGTATCAGCTCAAAAAATGGGAATATTACCAGTATTCATTATTACTGAGATGAAATGGGATTGGAATCATGCTAGAGAAATGGGATTCCAATTTGAAGAAATACCAGATCCAGAAACAGGAGAGGTGGTTGATTATAAAGGATTCTTTTTATATATTGATAGGGAGAAATTAGATTGTGTAGAAGATGTAGGTGCATTTATTGCAGACATCTTAGATGAACAAAAAAGAGGAACTTTACCTTATGATATATGTTTCTTTTGGGATTCTGTAGGATCTATTCCATGTAGAATGAGTATTGAAAAATCTACTAATAATAATGAGTGGAATGCAGGTGCAATGTCTCAAACATTCGGTAATTTTATTAATCAAAGAATTGTATTATCTCGTAAAGCGTCACAACCATATACAAATACTCTAGTTGCTGTAAATAAAGTTTGGGTTGCAAAACCTGATTCTCCAATGGGTCAACCAACTATGAATAATAAAGGTGGTAATACAATGTATTTTGATGCATCATTAATTATTACATTTGGTAATATCGCTAGAGCTGGTACAAATAAAATTAAAGCAACTAAAAATGGTAAAGAAGTTGAGTTTGCAAAACGAACTAGAATTTCTTGTGATAAAAATCACATTACTGGAGTTACTGCTGTTAATAAAGTTATTATGACGGTTCATGGATTTATTAATGACGATAAAAAAGATCTAGATGAGTACAAAAAGCAATATAGTGATCAATGGTCAAAAATACTAGGATCAACTACATTTGATGTAATAGAAGAAGAAACATCGTTATCACCAGAAATTTACGATTTAGAAGATTAATATGAACCAAGAGATACAAAATATATTTAATTCCCTAGGAAATAATAAAGTAGAAGAAAAAGTTATAGAAGATGTAAATAGTAGAGTTTTAATTATAGACTCTTTAAATGCATTTTTAAGAGCTTTTACAGCAATAGGTTGGGTTAATAAAGATTTATCTCATATAGGAGGCTTAACTGGGTTTTTACGTTCTTTAGGGTACGTGAATAACCTAGTTAGACCAACTAGAATTATTTTAGTATTTGATGGACAAGGAGGATCTACAAATAAAAAGTATATTTATCCAGAATATAAAGCAAATAGAGGCTTAAAAAGAGTGACTAATTGGGATATGTTTGAAAATCAACAAGATGAATCTGAATCTATAACAAGCCAAATAATTAGATTAATACAATATTTAAAACAATTACCTGTAGATTTAATATCAATAGATAAAATAGAAGCGGATGATGTAATTGGTTATATTGCAAAAAAACTAAAAGGAGACATAACAATAGTATCATCAGATAAAGACTATTTACAATTAGTGTCAGATAATATAACTGTATATTCTCCAATAAAGAAAAAATTCTATACCAAACAATTAGTTTTAAAAGAATATGGAGTTACTCCTGAAAATTTTTTAACACAGAAGGTTTTATTAGGTGATGATGGAGATAATGTACCAGGAGTAAAAGGATTAGGAAGTAAAACTATGTTAAAATTATTTCCTGATTTAGGAACAGAAAATTTAATTGGAATTGATGATATATTAGAAGTATGTAATAAAGAAAATAAAAAAATGCATATTTCAATTAAAAATTATGAATATCAATTAAGAATAAATAAAAGATTAATGGATTTAAAAGATCCAAATATACCTGAAGAAGCAGAAGAAGAAATAAATAGTATGTTACTTAATCCTTTTAAGGTATTTAATTCAAAAGAATTTGTTAATTTGTATAATGAAGATCAATTAGGGAATACAATTCCTAATTTACAAAATTGGTTATTCACACATTTTAATAATTTACAAAAATATAAATAGTTATGGCGTCACTTAATCAGTTACAACAGTATGGACTTAGTTTCCAAATAAAGGTTTTATCTAGTTTATTAAAACACAAAGAATTTTTATTAAATATAAATGATGTTTTAGAAACAGACATGTTTGATAATCCAGCGCACCAGTGGATAGTTACTGAAATATTAAAATATTATTATCAATATCATACAACTCCATCTATTGATTTTTTACAAGTAGAAGTTAAAAAGATAGATAATGAAGTATTAAAATTATCAGTTGTAGAACAATTAAAAGAAGCTCTAAAAGCTTCTAATGAAGATAGAGAGTATATAGAAAAGGAATTTTCTAATTTCTGTAGAAATCAACAATTAAAAAAAGCAATTTTAAATTCTGTATCATTATTAGAAAAAGGTCAATATGATGATATTAAATATATGATGGACAATGCGTTAAAAGCAGGTCAAGATAAATCTATTGGTCATGAATATGAAAAAGATATTGAGACCAGGTATCGTGAAGAAGAAAGAAAGGCTATTCCTACAACATGGATTCATATTAATGAATTATTAATGGGAGGACTTGGAGTAGGTGATTTAGGTCTTGTATTTGGTAATCCTGGTGGAGGTAAATCTTGGATGCTTGTTAATATAGGAGCTCAAGCTGTTATGAGAGGATATACTGTTTGCCATTATACATTAGAATTATCAGAAGATTATGTAGGAAAAAGATATGACTCTATTTTTACTGGTATTGATGTTCAAACTGTTCATAAACATAGACGCGAAGTTGAAGATACTATTAATAAATTAAAAGGAAAACTTATTATTAAAGAGTTTCCTATGGGTAAAGCATCAATTCACACTATTGAATCTCATATTCAAAAATGTAGAGATTTAGGAAATCCTCCAGATTTAGTAATAATAGACTATGTTGATTTATTAAAAAGTAAAACTAAATCAATAGATCCTAAAGATGCAATTGACGATATTTATACTGCAACTAAAGGTATGGCTAGAGAACTTAAAATACCTATTTGGACCGTATCTCAAGTTAATAGGATGGGTGCAAAAGATGATATTATTGAAGGAGATAAAGCTGCTGGTTCATATAATAAAATTATGATTGCAGACTTTGCACTATCATTATCTAGAAAGCGTCAAGATAAAGTAAATGGTACTGGTCGTATTCATATTATGAAAAATAGATATGGATCTGATGGTATGACTTATGGAGCCAAAATAAATACAAACAATGGAATGATAGAAATTAGTCCTGATAGTTTAAGTGATGAAGAGCTAAACATTATTGAAGGTTCTGGATATTCATCTGGATCTAACAAATCATTTGGGTCTACTTTAGACAGAGATGAAAAAGCTTATTTAGCAGGAAAGTTTTTTGAGCTAGTTCAGTAAATTATCATAAATTCCGGATATTTATTATTGAAAAACAGACAATATGAATTTTTTGATTACATTATTTAAAAAAGCAACTAAAGGAGATAGTTTTAGGACAGTAGAAAATCCTAATAAATATACAGATAGTATAGTTCAACTTAATACTATGTCTCCAAATCAAAGTACTAGATTATCTACTAATTCAATCAATAAAGTTCAAAAGACTAGTAAAATACTAGTTCAATCTACTACTAAAGCTGGAAGCTTACCTAGTTAGTATCACATAGTCTAATTACAATTACTGATCTTATTTAATAACAGGTTATATAACTATCTAGAATGGCTAGTCTCATTCTAAACACTAATTTATTTTATAAACTTAAAAAAACAACAATGGACATTACTCAAAAAATTTTGTCTGAAATTACTGTCTATAATAAATA